GAACCTGTCAAGAAAGCCAAGGGCGGTAGTGTAGGTTCAGCGTCTAAACGAGCTGATGGGTGCGCTGTTAAAGGCAAAACTCGTGGGCGGATGGTGTAATGAGACCAAGTCGCGGAATGGGTGCTATTCGGGAAGATAAGATGCCGGGGAAGAAGGTCGTTAAGCGTAAAGACAAGCCTGAAGATGTAGATATGTACGCCGAAGGTGGCAAGGTCAAGTCTAAAGTTAACGAAGCAGGTAATTACACAAAGCCCAGTATGCGTAAGCGTATTTTTAATAGTGTTAAAGCTGGTACTGCTGGTGGTGAGCCGGGCCAATGGAGCGCCCGTAAAGCGCAAATAATGGCTAAGAAATACAAAGCTAGTGGTGGTGGGTACCGTGATTAAAGCCCCTCAGAAATCGCTTAAAGACTGGGGTGACCAGAAATGGCAAACTAAGTCTGGCAAGAAGTCTAGCGAGACAGGCGAGAGGTATCTGCCAAAAGCAGCGATTAAGTCCCTTAGCCCAGCCGAATACGCCGCGACAACTAAAGCAAAGCGGGCGGGCAAGGCTTCCGGTAAACAATTTGTAGCGCAACCAAAGCGCATTGCAAAGAAAACAGCAGGGTTTAGATAATGACCACATCTGGCATCGCAACGTTTAATCTCGACATATCAGATCTTGTAGAAGAAGCCTTTGAGAGATGTGGCTCTGAGTTACGTTCAGGTTACGACCTACGCACTGCACGACGGTCTTTAAATTTGCTGACGGTGGAGTGGGCTAACAGGGGCATAAATCTCTGGACTATTGAGCAAGGTGCCATTCCTATGGTCACTGGGCAGTCTACTTACGACCTTCCTATTGATACTATTGATTTGATGGACATGGTGATACGTACTGGGTCTGGGCAAAACCAAACAGACATTAACATCTCCCGTATTGCGGAGCCAACGTATTCAACCATACCAAACAAAAACGCGCTAGGGCGCCCCATACAGGTCTGGATTCAACGACTTAGTGGTGCGACTACCCCAACAGGGGTGCAGTCTCCAAAGATCACTGTGTGGCCTACACCGAACAACCCCGGTTCGCAATATACGTTTGTGTACTGGCGCTTACGTCGTATTCAGGATGTGGGTAATAGCGGTACTCAGACTATGGACATACCATTTAGGTTCTTAAACTGCATGGTAGCAGGGCTTTCGTACTATATGGCTATGAAAATAGCAACAGTTGACCCCGGTCGTCGTGCCGAGTTAAAGATGGATTACGAACAGCAGTTGCAAATGGCGCAAGATGAAGATCGAGACAAAAGTCCTGTGCGGTTTGTACCTCGCGCTATGTTTTATTAAGGTGATTTATGCCTAGTCAATTTGCGTCAGGCAAAAACAGTATCGCGGAATGCGATAGGTGCGGGTTTCGTTTTAAGCTAAAGCAGTTAAGAAGCCTTACCATTAAGACCAAGCAAGTTAATATTAAAGTATGCCAAGAGTGTTGGGAACAAGATCAACCGCAGTTAAAACTTGGTATGTATCCCGTAAATGATCCGCAGGCTGTAAGAAACCCCAGACCTGACACCTCATATGTTGTATCAGGTATAAGTATAAATAACGACCCATCGGGAGGTAGCAGGATATTCCAATGGGGTTGGGCGCCAGTAGGTGGGGCTAGGGATGGTGGATTAACACCAAATGCTTTACAATTAAACATAAACCTCGGCACTGTTATCGTGCTCACTACTTAGGATATATCATGGGTTACAGATCATCAGCAGACGGCGTAGCAAAAAAAGGTAAAACAGATGTACAAGTTTTTCCTAATGATGGTGCGAAGAAAGGTATGATGGGCGGTGGTAAGAAAGCCGCAGGTATTACATCAGAGAAGATGAAGGCAGTTGGTCGTGGCCTTGCTAAAGTTGCTAACCAAGGGGGCTAATCATGGCCAAATATTCACATAAGATGGGCGGCAAAGAAGTAGGACAAGCCGCCGTATACGCGGAGCCGCATACCATGAAAGGCAAGAAAGTTACTCCTAAGTTACCCACAATGAAAGACCCTAATAACGTTGCCGCAGATAAAGCAAACGGTAAGGCGGCAGCTAACCGCGTGTCACAGGGCGACCCCGGCGCAGATAATGTAAAGACATCTGGCATTAAAATACGTGGTACAGGTGCGGCTACTCGTGGAATAATGGCTAGAGGACCAATGGGTTAATCATGAATTACGCAGAGCTTACCGCCGCAATTACTTCGTACTCGGAAAGCGATGAACAACTGTTTGTCGAGAATATTCCCACGTTCGTAAAAATTGCCGAGCAGAAGATTTATAACTCTGTGCAGTTGGCCTATTTGCGTAAAAACGTAGACGGCAATACAACAATAGGTAATAAGTACTTATCCACACCGTCTGATTTTTTATCGGTGTACTCCTTAGCGGTGGTTGATGCTAGTGGTAACTACGAGTACCTACTTAACAAAGATGTTAACTTTATTCGTCAAGCGTATCCTAGTCCATTAGATGTGGGGCTACCTAAGTACTACGCTATTTTTGGTCCCACGACCACAGCGGGTTTACCAACGGCGCTTACAAATGAAATATCACTCATATTGGGTCCAACACCTAACGCAAGCTATACCGTCGAGCTTCATTACTTTTTCTACCCTGAGTCAATCGTTACTTCAGGTTCAACTTGGCTTGGTGACAACTTCGATTCAGCTCTTTTCTACGGTGCTATGCGGGAAGCCTCAATCTTCCAACGACAAGAAGCAGACGTAGTGGCTAACTATGAAGCAAAGTACAATGAAGCCATGTCGCTATTAAAACAGTTGGGCGACGGAAAAGAGAGACAAGATGCCTATAGAAGCGGCCAAGTCCGCCTACCGGTGAGATAACATGGCCTTTACGGGAAACTTCACGTGTGACAGCTTTAAGACCGCCCTCTTAAATGGGGATGTGGACTTTAGTGGAAACACGTTTAAACTAGCTCTATACACAAACTCTGCCTCGTTAAGCGCAAGCACGACAGGCTATACAGCAGACGGTGAAGCCTCTGGCGGTGATTACGTTGCTGGAGGTTTAGTCTTAGCACCTACGGTGTCTAGCCTAGATGGTGTATCTTTTGTTTCATTTAGCAACGTATCTTGGGCAGGTGTGATTACTGCTCGGGGGGCTTTGATTTATAAAGATGGTGGGACAGCAGTATGTGTCTTAGATTTTGGTGCAGATAAAACTTCGACCACTACATTCACGGTTGAGTTTCCTGCTAATACAAATAGTTCGGCGATTATCCGCCTCAATTAAGGAGTTAGTTATGTTAAACAGTAAAGCAAAAGCTGGTGAGGAGTTAGGCGCTTCAGTCCAATCAAATCTTGGTGCTTCAGATGGTATAAAAGGCGGTGGTATGTTTACCGTTCAATGTTTTGATAAAGAAGGCGTCCTCAAGTGGGAAGCCAGCAAGCATAATTTGGTGGTAAACATTGGTCTTCAAGACATGAACACTAAGTACTTTAGTGGTAGTGCGTACACCGCCGCTTGGTATATTGGTCTATACGGCGCGGGTGCTTCAAACAACCCTGCCGCTGGTGACACAATGTCTTCTCATGCTGGTTGGGTAGAAGTCACTGCTTACTCACAAGCAACACGCCCTGCGGCAACATTTGGTACAGCTACAACTGCTGATCCTTCTGTTATTAGTAACTCAGCTTCTGTTGCAGTGTTTACAATCAACGGGACAACAACTGTTGGCGGTGCGTTCTTGACTAGTAACAGCACTAAAGGTGGCACAACAGGTACATTGTTCTCGGCTTCTGACTTTACAGCCCCCGGTGATCGTAGCGTTGTAAACGGCGACACATTAAATGTTACATACACTTTCTCACTTGACGCGGCGTAAGGAGCACTAAATGGCTACGAAATTTATTAAAGACGAGATTGTTCAGGTTGCAAGCGTTTTACCAAAAGGCCCAATTGAAAAGCTACGCATGGATGAGGAAGGTAATTTCTTCTATCTGATTAGCTGGTCGGACATAGACGGTAAAACACAGCAACGCTGGTTCGCGGAAACTGAACTTACCTCAGCGTAAAGAGTGTGTTTGGTTTCACAGCCTTTAGTGAAGTACCGTTCTCTGCATTAGCGGGAGGAGCTATATATTATGCTTCGATTGCAGAGGTTGTACAAGCATCTGAGGCGGTTAGTGCTCAAGCTATTCTTAACTCTGTGTTCCAAGACACAGTCAGTGGCAGTGATTCGGTCTTTGCTAAAGCTATTCTCAATGCT